GCGTCATCATGGATGAGCGCAGAGTTGGAGGACTTCTTTACAATGGCCGACGTTAATTTGACCCTCGACCTTCGTATGGAGGTCAGTGAACAAACCACGCACCGTGTCCGCAAGTATGGGTTTGGAGACGGCTATGAGGCCGTGTCAAAAGACGGTATCAATACTCGTCAAACCGAATACAGCGTCACTACCGAGCCAATTAAGGATGCAACCACGCAGACCACCTTTATTGCTGATTTAGATAAGGTTGCTACAGGTGATTATTTCCTTGCAACTCTTTCACCATTTAGTACAGTCCCTCGTCGTTACAGGCTGAAAGACAATACCTACTCAAGGCAGATTCTTCCCTCAAACAGGGCCATGACCTTTTCATTTACTCTTGTAGAGGCTTACTCCAATGCCTAATGCCAAGCTCAGAAAAGAGACGAGAAGGCTAACGCAAGACTCACCGATCACGCTTTACCAAATTTCAGGTAATGCGTCATCTATGGGTGGTTCATGGACAAACGACCTTTACTTTGTGTCTCCAGAACAGTCTGGTGGCACTGAGGTGGAGTACGTCAACCGAGATGGTGCGGTGGTCACTTATGAACCCGTGCCCATTGCTGCAGGTGGTTTTGAACTCAGCGGTAGCAACAATCTCCCTCAGCCCAAGGTTCAAATATCTAACCTTGACGGCAAAATGACACTGTATAACTATGACTTTGAGGATCTAATTGGATTTAGCCTTACGCGAATTAGGACTTATGCCAAATATCTTAAATCTATTGATGGTGTTGCAAATAGTGGATATGACGATAACGCACACTTTACGCCTGATACTTGGTGGTTTAATCGGAAGGTAGAAGAAACCAAGCTTGGTGTTGTGTATGAACTGACATCTATATTCGACTTGGAGGGAATGAAGCTTCCAAAAAGAAGGATGTATAGCAATTTTTGTCCTTTTGAGTACAGAGGGCCAGAGTGCAACTACACGGGGCCTGCTGTTTCTTCGCCTGATATATGCCCTAAAACTTTAGAGGCGTGCAATGCTCGTTTTGGTGGCCAGAACGACCCGCTTCGCTTCGGTGGTTTCCCTGCCGCTACTGATCGATAAGTCATGGCCAAATTGCTTCATAGAAGGATCGCTCAAATTTCTAGAAAAGCAGCGCCTGCTGAAGCCTGCGGTTTTATTGTTGACGGCAAGGCTGTTGCATTAGAGAACCACGCCGATGACCCCACAGGTGGATTTCTAATTAGCGCACAAGATTATCTGACGTATAGATCAGATACTATCTTTCATTCTCACCCGGTAGGCGATAACAGCTTTAGTGAGCATGACAAGCTTGTAGCTGCGAATATGGTATTAACGTCTTATTTGTACGTCGTAGAGGTTGACCGCTTGGAAATCCTACGTCCGAACGGTGCTATCGAAATTTTTGACAAGGTACTGGGTAAATGATGAAGATCAGACTAGAGGGCTTGGCTGGTAAGAGATTTGGGTATGAGCACGAACTAGACGTGCGCACCCCCAATGAAGCTATCAGAGCCCTCTGTCAGCTCATTCCTGGCTTTAAATCTTTTCTAAGCTCGGCCCATGAGTATGGTCTGTTCTTCCAACTTCTTACCAGAGATGACCTCGTAGGTTATGACGAACTTGATTTTGGTACTTCACAGATAACTTTAGTTCCTGTTATTTCAGGAAGCTTTTTCGGAAGCGCTATCGGCAAAATTCTTTTGGGCGTCGTGCTCGTCGCGTTTGCCTTTACTGGTTTCGGTTTGGTCACGTTTGGTGCTGCAGGCACCATTTCTGCCGGTATTCAGACCGCAATCATGGGTCTCGGTTTCGGCCTGATATTCACGGGGGTAGCAGGGTTGTTTGCTCCAGGCATACCCGAGCCCGAGATGAAGACAGAAGGTAGACCTGCTGACGACGCGATCACTAATGCTGGTACAGGAACAGCTGGAGATGGAACGCCCGTCCCTGTTGTGTACGGTGAAACTCTGGTTACCAATATCCCTGTAATCAGTTCATATATTCTTGATGGTCCTGATGAACAGGATGCGGCAGGCCATTGGTTGGGTGTGATTTCAGAGGGTGAAATCGAGGGTTTTCCAAACGACAAAGACGAGGATATATTTTTTAATGGCTTAAAGGGCGAAGCTGCAGGCGTAGATATTGTCCAGTTTGCTGACGGCTCACAAAATTCTGTGGCCATCACTAACATCAAAAATCAAGGTTTTCACATGCAGGTTGGGGCATCGTTCCCAGTCGGTGGTGGTGACTATGACGATAATATCCCTCTGAGTGAAAGTCCGAACACAGTTGTCATTCGATCATTTAACCAACCTTATGCGGACAAGATTCGTATAAGGATCATGCAAGAGCCCTTCTATCAAACAAGAAACTTCACAAGCAAGAAGGGTGACGGAGAGTTCAAATATCTTGAGTACAACAGAGATAAGGATGACTCAGGTGGTGCTAACAATCCTACCAAATATAAGATCGAGGTTTTTGCCGATGGGAGCCTGTTTACCACCATTGAACATCCGACAGCCGAAAGGGTTCTTCACAACAAGCTTGTTGTCCATGAAGTAGACGTTTCAGGTAGAGCCCAACCAATTTCTGTAAGGATTGAGCGCATCGACAGGAACCAACCTCCTGAGCCATATAACTATCGTGGTGGCTCTGGATCCAGAAGCTATCAATGGGTGAAAGGTGGATTTACTTGGCTTTCCATGGAAGTTCTATGGAACGAACGACTTGTCTACCCTCATACATCTTTATTGGCCTGCAGCTTCAAAGCAGGAGCTGTTTCGCGTTTACCTGCTATTACCGCGCTGGTTAAGGGCAGAAAGCTTCCTATACTCAGCCGGAATTTAAGTGTTAGTTATGGCTGGTCTAGAAACCCTGCAAATGTCGTTTTAGATCTTCTTACAAACCCCAGGTATGGAGCTGGTCAGCGTACATTTACTACAAATGCACCGCTGAGTCAGCAAATCTTTCAGCCTGGAATCAGGTTTGAAGATATTGACAAAGCCTCGTTCTATAAGGCTCAAAAGTATTGCGAAGATCACGATATTACGTTTGACGCGACTATCGCAGGAGACGCCGACACTATTGAGCTTCTGAGAAGTATTACATCAACATTTCAGGCTCAACTTATTTATCAAGGCGGATATGTATCTGTTGTTATCGATGACGAGGTCAAAGACACTAACGAGCATTATTTATTCACGCATGCAAACGTCATCCAAAACTCTTCTGGCAGTGAGGCAGAGCCAGGATTTGTGTATGAAGGTACAGGTAAAAAAGCTAGAACCACGGCAGTTCAAGTAAGTTATATCGACAAGACCAACTTCTATAAAGAGGCAAAGGTCTTAGTAGAGGATCGAGATGCAATGCAAAAATATGGATATAACTTGCAAAAGATCCGGGCCTTAGGTTGCACTGACCGTGATCAGGCACAACGAATGGGTCGATACAACTTAGCGACCAACCTCCGTTCAACTGAAACAGTCAGTTTTAAGGTGGGTCCAGAGGGTGCTCTTTTACTTCCCGGTGATGTCTGTCTTATCGGGGACCCTCTAAAAACACGAATTGAATCTGGTGGACGTGTGGCCTCAGCTACCACAACTGCTATCACTGTTGATCGTGATTTGACGAGTGGCGTTAATTACGGTTCTAGTAAATGGTATTTATACACTTATACTTCTGCGGGTCTGGCTGAACGGAGTAGGGTTCAATCTGTTTCCGGCAGGACTATCAACGTTAGCGGATTGAGTCAAGCGCCCTCTTCTAATTTTCTGTGGGTATTGGTTGATGAGGGTCCAACCAACAACTCTAATAATCAGTTCAATAGATATAGAATTCAAAAAGTCAGTGAAGAAAATGATGGTACTTACCAAGTCATTGCAATCAAATACGACCACGCTAAGTACGACTATGTGAATAAGGGCCAGGCTGACTACGGCAATAGAAAGACTATGAATACAAAGATCAATAAAGCTCTTGATGGCAACAAAATTACCTTCAGGATCCGTACAACAAACCCAATGCCCTAATGACAGCCATCGATCCCACATCCAGAATAGGTGTATTTTGGGAAGCTCCTATGCAGCTAGTGCCCGGAGCGCTGGATTACGTTTTTGCTGGATCACTCGTAAGTGTAGAGATACCTGATACCAATATCGACAGGTATGAACTTGAGCTGTATAACACAGAGCTTCAACGGTACGTTAATCAAGGTTATTTCTATCGAGAACAAGCGGATATTACTGTAGCTGATTCCGCAAATGTTAAGATCAGAATACGAGCTTTACTGCGCGACGAAACTAAAACTCCTT